CGCTCCAGCTCCAGCATGAACTCCGGCGTGATGTTGGCCTGCTGCCCAGCGCTGGCCAGCTTGTCGAAGGTGTCCTGCACGGCGGACTTCTGCTCGGCGGTCAGCGGCCCCCAGCGGAACGTCGGGTACCGGGTCGAGCCGAAGTTCCAGTCGATGAACCTCGGGATGATGTGGGTGTTGATGACGTAGGCCATCTCCTCCAGCACGGAGTCCAGCATCATCATGAACGTCGCGTCGTCCTGCTTGCCGAAGTCCACCAGCGCGGTGTCGCCGGCCCCGCCGCCCTGGGAGTCATCGAACCAGGGCGCCAGGACGGACTTGGACATCGCCGAGTTGTGATGGTTGATGAGCCCCAGGAAGTCGAACTGGCCCTCCTCCCGCAGGCTCTGGACGGTCCAGTCGCCCGTGGGCAGCACCATGTACTGGGCCAGGCCGAGGTTGGCCAGGCCCTTGACGAAGTTGTTCTTGTCGGCGGCGGCCGGGTTGGGCGGCATCGTGCCGACGCGCAGGCCGACGGCGGCCCGCTGCGCGGCGAGATGGGCGATGTAGTAGAGCTTGACCTTCTTGTCGTAGTGGTAGAAGGCGCTCTCGAACATGGACACGCCGTAGAACGGGCGCTCGGCTTCCTCGTGCGCGTAGTAGAGCCCAGTAGATTTGGGTATTTTGACGTCTATGGTACGACCTTGGAAGAATGTCCGCTGCCGCCAGCCATTCCACTCGCCCTGGCCGTCCAGCAGGAACGTCAGCGTCTCGGACGGGCGCCAGTCCAGCTTCCGCAGGGTGATCTTGTTCCGGTTCGGGCCGGTCCTGGGGACCCAGTAGACCATCTCCCAGGCCGTGAAGCCGTTGAACAGCGCCAGCAGCATCTGCTTGATGAAGCGGTCGAAGCCGTGCGTCATGCCGCCCATCGAGGCGGGCGCGAAGAACATATCGCGGATGAACTGGGACTCCGGGTCGCCGCCGATCTCGCCGTCCACCTGGGCGATGGCCGCCTCCTTCAGCGCGGACAGCAGCGGCTTGGTCATCAGCCGGTAGAGCGCGCGGGCCTGGCCGTCCTGCCGGCGCATCGCGGTGAGCTGGCCGATGGTGACCGGATCCTCGCGGAAGATCTCCCACGAGTCTCTGTAGGGAGTCGCGAAGGGCAGGAAGTAAGGGACGCCGACACTAAAATTTTCAAATTCAGGTGGCGGCTTGGGCATCTGCCCGACGTCATCGGTTGAGAGGATATACCCCTCTTGTCCGAATCCCTGGGACGTGACGCCCATCCCGCCGGGAGGACTCACACCAAGACCAGGACCTGGAATTTCGCTAGAGGTAGGCACAGCACCACCTCCCCTCGCTACTCCAGGGCGGCGATCTGATCCTCGATCTCAGGCGGAATGCTCTTCCACCAGTGCTCAGGGCGCTTCAGGTGATCCGTCACGCACAGAGTCGCCAGCCACTCCGGATCATTAATCGGGCGCAGCCGGTAGGGAATGACGTGGTGCACGACAAGTCCGGTAGCTGACGGCACGAACATCTTGCAGTCCTGGCAGGCGTAACCGTCACGGTCCAGCACGAACCGGCGGATCTCCGGCCAGGTCTGACCTCGCCAGGTGCGCTCGGACGGCGATTGGCCGCCTACCCAGTTCGGATGGTCAGACCCGCGCAGCCAGTACGTCCTTATGTTCACCAGACCCATGCGGGACGCCTTGTGCCGAACAGCCTGACGGGTCCGTCCAGTCCTAGCGGCGATCTCAGTGAGCGGCACCTCAGGATCCCGGAGCAGCTCCAGTTCCCAGTCCTTCCAGCCCTTTACCAGATTGCCATCACGCAGACCCTGGCCCTGTATAGACATCGGGCGAGCCGCCTCGCGCAGGCCAAGCCTGGTGATCCGCTTCCCTACAGAGTGCTCAGGCCTGCCGACCATCCTGGCTAACTCCGCACGGGGGACCTGGCTGCACATGGTTCGGATGATCTCGTCCTCTGCCTCCGTGTAAGCAAACGGCGCCACAACTGCCTCCCCAGGCCGACAGGACTGCTACCGGCCTGGGGAGAATATGCACTATCGGTCCATGCCAACGCTCACCAGGGAGGGGCGGAGGCCGGCGTGCGCGGGCGCGGGTCAGAGGAGATGTCGTCGTCCAGCACCGAGGTATGGAACGGCATCACGACCTCGGCGGCCGCCAGCGGGAACTCCAGCCCGTCCGGGTGGTGGCGCGGGGCCAGGACCTTGTCCGGGGTGAAGAACTGGGGCGGCACGAAGCCGATCGGCAGGCGCTCGTCCAGCACGCTGCCGGCCCAGTCCGCGTACTCGCCGGACGGGTAGGCCTGGGCGCCGGACGGGTCCTCCGCGCCGCCGAGCCGCACCGCGCCGGCCAGGGCGCAGGCGAGGGCGTCGGCCTCGTCCTTGCTGCCGTCGCCCAGATGGTCGATCTTGCCGTTGGGCAGCCGGGACAGGCCCTCCAGCTCGGCCAGCAGCAGCCCGCGGTCCGGCATCTCCAGGCGGCCCTCGTAGGACAGGTCGCGCAGGTTCTGCCAGGGCTCCTCGGACTTGTCGGTGGACACCACGTCGGTCTCGATGCCGTGGGCGGCCAGGATCTGCAGGCTGTCCAGGCTCTGGAAGCCGTCGGCGGTCGCGAGCCGGATGTTGAATCCCCGCCGGCGCAGCTCCAGCACCAGCATCCGGTACCACCGGATCTGGATGTCCAGCGGCGGGGTGCGGCTGGCGTCGGCGGCGAAGGAGAAGACGAAGTCGGCGCGCACCACCGGGCGGCGCTCGGTGAGCTGGATCTCCTGGCCGCGCTCGCCGTAGCCGGTGAGGGTGATCTCCTCCTGGCGGCGGCAGTGCGCCATCGCGATGCCCGCGCGGTCGCCGCTGACGGCCAGGTCGGCGTGCATGGCGTACTGGGCGCCCCTGATCGGGCGCAGGTCTCCCCAGCGGTAGACGGGCTCCCAGGCGCGGGCCTGGCGGGAGTAGTCGATGACGTCCAGCGGCATCGGGTCAGCCGGGTAGCAGCTGGCCTTCAGCGCCTCGTGGTTGGCGAAGTAGGGGTTGACCGCGCGGGACGGCCGGCACTCGTACTTGGCCCTGGCCAGCACGGCGTCGTCGCGGTAGTCCTCATCGAAGTGCTGGCGGGTCACCCGCGGGTTGACGTCCCAGGTGGCCAGCGGGCCGGAGACGTAATGCCGGGACGCCTCGCCGCGCTCGGCGTTGTCCTCGCGGGCGCGGGCGGTGAGCTTCTGGATCGTGGAGCCCAGGTACCGCGGGTAGGAGATCCGGACGTTCTTGAACGTCTCGGGGAAGCGGGTGGAGGCGGAGGTCTGCAGCATGTCGAGGATCGCCTCGGCGCTGGAGGCCGACTCGCGCATCCTGGCCCCCTGCAGCTTCTCCAGCTCGGCCCGGGACTTGAAGCCGTCAATCTCGTCGGCCACGCCCAGCAGCAGGTTCAGCCCCTCCTGGCCGTCGGCGTCAGAATGGCCGGAGATCGCCTCGATGTGCCGGTCGAACCGCACCAGGTTCATCAGCGGCCGGGTCGGGTCACGGCGCCGCCCGGCCAGGGTCGCGGCCTCCACCGCCTCGGAGATGTGCTGGAACCAGCAGCCCTGGCGGCTGACCGCGCGGCGCAGCGGGGTGAAGAAGGCGCGGGAGGCCTGCGCCGAGCTCGTGGCCACGTTCAGCAGGTGGATCGTGTCCTGCTCGGGCAGCCCGTAGTACGCCTGCGGGCTGGTCAGGCACAGCAGCAGGTAGGCGACGCGCAGGCTCATGATCCGGGAGCTATGGTCCTTGCCGCTGCCTTTTCCCCACTCCAGGGTGAGGAAGTTGACCATGCGGGTCGGCTTCGCCCAGTAGGCGGCGACGTCGGCCTCGGCATTCTCGGCCAGCCACTCGTAGGTGCCGGGGTAGTAGACGCGCTCGGCGTGGCGGACCGCCTCGTACTGGACCGGCGACAGCGGCGGGTTGCCCAGGTACTTCTTGTCCTGGACGAAGACGGTCAGCGGGACCGGCAGCTCGGTGTCGAAGGACGGGAACCTCGGGTCGGCCGCGAGGGCGGCAGCATCGGCGGCCGCCAGGCGCGCGCGGCGCTCGACCTGGCCGGCGATCTCGGCCAGCAGGTCACCGGGCATCAGTCGCCGTCGGAGTCGTCTTCCCCGCCGACCTCGATGCCGAACTTCCGGCAGGCTGACTTGATCTTCGCCAGGATGGACTTCTGCTGGCTGGAGCTGTAGGCCGACTTGTTCTTGGACTTGCTGAAGTAGGCCAGCGCGGCGCGGGCGTGCGCCTCGGTGTCCACCGGGTAGCGCTTCTTGCCGTCCGCCTGATAGCCGGGATCAGCGTAGGTGACATCGCCGTATGGCTTCTTGGCGTCGCTATCAGAGTCAGCCAGCCGGATGGCCAGGCTGTCGAAGGCGGTCTCCTCCGGCCACCGGCTGAAGCCTGCCTCGTCGTCAGGGTCGGCCAGGCCCATGTGGTCCATCAGGCCGTCCAGGACCACGCCCGTGGCGTAGGCCAGGTGCACGGCCTGCTGCACCTCGGCCGGGCAGCTCGCCAGGTCCGCCGCGCGGAACAGCCGGCAGGCCTCGTCCAGGCTGGCGTCGGCCGCCTGGATCATCATCCCGGCGCTGCAGTCGCCATCCCCCTCGCCGCCCTGCCCGTCGTCAGCGGCCAGCCGCAGGGCGGAGTGGGCGGACAGCACCCTATCGAGAGCGGTGGTCATGCGGCCTCCAGCCAGGTGGTTCCCGGCTGATCAATCGGCCCCGGCCGCCAGCCGCAGCGCCCTGCCCGCCGGGTCCTCGCCGCTGAAGCGGACCCGGCCCTGCTGGTAGAGGTTGCCGTAGAGGGCGTGGTAGTTGGCCCGGCGGATGCGGTCGATGGCCATGGCCACCTCCTGCTGCAGCCGGACGAACTTCTCGCGGGTCCTCTGGCCCTCGGCCATGACCGCCTGGGCGGACGATGCCTCGGCCGGCAGCAGGCTCGCCGAGAAGACGTTGGCCGCCGGGATCATGCCGGCGTCGTGCTCCTGGCGGGCCGCGCGGACGCCTGTCATGGCCGCCCGCAGCATCCGCAGCGCGCCGGGCCAGTCGTTTCCCTTCACATGCACGGCGGCCACCGCGACGTGCTTGGAGGCGCCCAGCAGCAGCGGGCTGTCGCCGGCGTTCTCGATCTCGCCGGACAGCGCGGTGAGCTCGGCAGGCGAGGGCGGGCCGGCCTGAGCGGGCAGCGGCGGCGACGCCGAGACCGTCTGGGACGGCACATGGTAGAGCTGATGGCCGTAGATCGGGCGCGCGCCGGGCCCGGTGAGGGTGCCGTTCTTCAGGAAGCTGGCGGCGGGCGGCACGACGGCCAGCGCTATCAGGCGCTCCAGCGCGGCCGGATCCGGCTCGGCGGGCGCCGAGGTCCCGACCTTCTTCTTGGCGTGCTTAGCGGCGGTCAGGGCCCTTGCCTTGGCGCGGAGCTCCTCCCACTTGGCCACGTTGGCGGTCGCCGCCGCGCGCACGTCGGCATGCACCTTGTGGCCGTGGCCATCGTGGCCCTTCGCCCAGTCCTTCACGATGCCGACGGCCATGTGGTAGGCCTCGGACTCGCTGTGCCCCTTCTTCATGAGCTCGCCGGCGACATGCTGCACGTAGGGCGGGGCCTCCATGCCCTTGTGCCTCCACAGGCCGGGCCCGCCGGGCCGGCCGTGCGGCTCGGGCACGGTAGACGCCTCGGGAGTGCGGGCAGTGAGCTTCAGGAGCCTGCTCAGGGCGCCGTCCACCGCTACCACCTGTGCCCTGCGCCGCCCTGGCTGCTCCCGGACGAGGTATTGGTCCGGCCCCCGCCGCCGAAGACCGACGAGCTCCCGGTCGCCTGCGCGCCGCCCTGGTGATGCTCGGCATGACTGTGCACCTCGCGCTGGGCCCTGCGGCGCACTATCCGGTCTGACTCCCGGCGCACCTCCCGGTGCAGCCCGGCCCCGAGCAGGGAGATGCCGGGCAGGTGCGGGCGCGGCAGCGCGTGGCCGCCGCCGTGCTCGGCGCGCTCGGCATCGCGGGAGCCGGAGCCGATGCCGCTGCGGGCCGCCCTGGACGGGCTGCGCTCCGCCTCGTGCGTGTGGCCGAGGCTGCCGCGGGCCACATGGTCCATCGCGTGCCAGTGCCCGAGCGAGCCGGGCTGGCTGAAGTCGCGGCCGAAGTCGCCGGGCGCCATGCCGTGCGCCGAGGTCAGGTGTGCCTGCATCCCGGCGGGGCGCATCCGCCCGTACCCGGCCATGTGCCTCGCGGCACCGAGCGAGTCCGCCAGCGCCAGCACCTTGTCCAGGTACGCGCCCACTACAGGATCCCGGCGCGCTCGAAGGTGTCCACGAACCGGCGGGTCAGGTCCATCCGCTGCTGCGGGCTCTCCAGCGTGGCCAGCACCTCGATCACGCCGTCCTTGACCTTCCGGGCGATGATCTCGTCATCGGACGGCCGGAACTTCACCAGCAGGTCGTTGAACTCCCTGGTCATGTTCAGCCAGAAAGTGTTGAAGTCCTTGATGATCCCTGCGTGCTGGAAGCCCTGGTCA